TGCGCAGCCTGAGCAACCGCGAACGCCGCGACATGACCGCTACCGGTGGCAGCCCTGCCGGTGTTGAAGGCGGGTACGCCGTTCAGACCAACGTAGGCGGTTTGATTACCGCGCTTTCCCCCCGCCTTGTTTTGGCACAGCTCGGAGCCGCCCGCTTTGATGGACTGATCGGCAACCTCGACCTGCCTTCGTTTGGCACTCAGCCGACAGCGGCATGGGAAACCGAAACCGGCGCAGCCGACGAAGTGAGTCCTGCTGCTACCAAAATCAGCTACACCCCGAACCGCCTTGCGGCTTTCGTGGACGTTGCAAAGCAGTTGATGATTCAGTCAAGCGCGAACATCGAAGCGTATCTTTTCGATTTCCTGATGCGCGCTGTAGCTACTAAGTTGGAGCAGGCCGCGCTGCATGGCAATGGTTCAGGCATTGCCGGTGTAGCTGGTACGTCTGGTATCGGGTCTGTTGTAGGTGGCGCTACCGGAGCCGCCCCGCTGTGGGATGATATCACCGGTCTTTACAAAGAGATTGCGGTGGATAACGCCGACATGGGTAGCTTGGCTTACGTTACAAACCCGCTGGTAGTAAACAAGCTGCAGAACACACCTAAGCAGTCGAGCGGTGTTGAAGGTAATTTCATCATGAACGTGCCTAACACCTTGAACGGGTTCCCCTGCGCTGTGACTACCAACGTTGCGAGCAACCTGGAAAAGTCAACCTCAGGCGCTATCCTGTCTGCTATCTTCTTTGGCAACTGGGCCGACCTTGGTCTGGCAAGCTGGGGCGGTTTGGACATTATGGTGAACCCCTACACCAAGGCCAAAGACGGCACCGTTGAAGTTATCCTCAACAGCTACCTCGACGCAAACGTGCATCGCCCGACTTCGTTCGCCGCAATGCTCGACGCGAACCCCGCCTAACCCCCCAAAGGAACAGCCGCCGCTGTGAGTGTGTGGCTGTTCCAATTACCGCCGCCGTGATGGACACGGGTCAGGGTACACCGATGTACCCCGGCGGACAAAGGCTAAAGCCTTACCAATTATGGCAACAATTAAAGTAAAGATTACAGGCAGCGTAACCGCCCCGCCCTACAGCTTAGGTCACTTCGTTGGAGACGTAGTGGAACTGGAAGCCGACAAGGCAAAGGCGCTTATTCATGCTGGCCGCGCGGTAGTGATTGAAACCGCCAAGGCCGATCATTCCGAAGTTGAAACCGCTACCGTAACCCCTAAGCGCAAGCGATAATACCACATGATCCTCAACCGCGACATAACCAACCGCATCCATGCCGCTACTTCGTACATTTCACTGACCGATGTAAAGGATCATTTGCGCGTTGTAGGAACGGATGAGGATGCGTATTTAAGCGCGATTTTAGAGGCTGCTTTTGAGGTATGTGAAAACTACTTAGGCTATCCGGCGCGCCTTTCTACAGTGCAATGGACTGCTGAAGAATGGCCGGCGGAAACGATTGACCTGATAGGTAAGCCGCAAAGCCTGACCAGTGTCAAGTATTACGATACGGCCAACTCATTACAGACATTGGCAACGACGTATTACAACGCACACGCGCGCCGCGACCGGTTCAGGGTATTGTTTGTGCTGACCCCGCCGACGCAATACGAAGACCGCCTGGATGCGATTCAATACAATGCGCAGATGGGCTGGCTGCCTGGCGCATTACCCGCCGCTGTGCGTGCCGCTGTGCTGTTGACTGTTGGCGATTTATACGAAGAACGCAAAAACACTATCATCGGCACAATCGAAACCAGCCTAAGCCGCGGCACTGAATTTTTGTTGAACCCCTACCGCTGGAACGAATTTGTATAAGACATGAACCCCGGACGCATGGATAGACAGGTTACGCTGCAGCGGTTCACGGTTACGCAGAGCGCGATCGGTGAAGCGATTAAGACATGGGCAACCCTTGCAACGGTACCGGCGGCGTACAAACCAAGCCCCGGCGGTGAGCCTGTGAACGGCGATAAGGTAGAGGCTGAGCTGCCGGTGGTGTTTACTATCCGGTTTTATTCCGGCCTGAATCCTAAAGACAGACTGACCTACGGCGGGCAGGTGTATAACATCCTCGCGGTTACCGAGGTAGGGCGTAAGCACCTGATGGAATTAAAAGCGAGGAGGCAAGAATGATTCACGCGAAACTGGAAGGGGTCAACGGCGCTATAACCGCGCTTGAAAGCATGAAGGGCCGCGCGACAAACGAGGCAATAGGCCGTATTGTTCGCAACGCAGCGAAACCTATCGTTGCAAGCGCCCGCGCCCGCGTGCCGGTGGATAGCGGCCTGCTGCGTAACCAAATCGGATTCATTACCGCAAACGATTCGCGCTTTCCGACTACTACCCTTATCGGGGTAAACTACCGTTTTCAGGGTGCGAAGCGCGGGAACAGCGCATACTACGCGCATATTGTGGAATACGGCGGAAAGACTATCAACCGCGCCCCGCATCCGTTTATGCGCCCGGCGTTTCAGATGAACGAGGCGCGGGTAAGAAAACAAATCATGGGCATGATTAAAAAACTTTTAAACATTAAAGAAACAAAATAAACAGATATGGCAACGACCGGAAAAATCAACGGTACTATCATCGGCCTGTATAAGGTCGTGACCGGTACACCCGACACTTACACCAAGATTGCGAACGGGCGCAGCGCGAATTTCGATTTGTCCGTGGACATGATCGAAACTACCGAAAAAGACAGCGGCGGATTCAAAGAATACATTGCCGGCGAAAAGGGCGGCACCTTTCAATTCGAGGGAGTCCTGGAATATGAGTCCAGCGTATCAAGCCAGGGCCTGTCATTTGATGACCTGGTAACCGATGCGCTCGCAGGTACCGCTTTTACCATCCGTTGGAGCAGCCAGAGCAGCGGCGACCAGTACATGCAGTCCAGCGTATTGATTAGCGGCGTATCAGGCAGCGCGCCTAACAACGACGTAGCAACCTTCAGCTGCACAATGCAGATGACCGGCACCATAACCAAGGGCAACGTATCAGCTTAACCTGAAGCAATGGAACAGACCACACTCACAATCGGCGGCAAAGAATACCCGATACGTTACACCATGGCCGCAATCCAACGGGCGCTTAAGGTTATGAATGTCAAGCCGTCGGAGCTTGCCGCGAAAGCGGTCAGCCCTGACATGTCTGACATTATGGACTTCAGCCTAAGCGTAGCATGGGCCGGCCTAATGTCCGGGCACAAGTTGGAACACCCCGCTAAGCCGGCACCGTTCGCCGGGCCTGAAGAACTGGCAGAGGCTATTGAAAGCCTGCAGGAACTGAACCCGGCTATTGAGCTGTTCAGTGCCGCATGGCTGAAGTTTGTCGGAGCCGGTGAAGCTGAGGAGGGCAACGAGCCGGGGGAGGTTCAGACCGCGCCGGTGAACTGACGGCGGATAGCTTAGCGCGCATCGCGTTCGGCGAAATGCGGCTGAGCTTGTCGGAGTGGGAGGCGTGTGATCCGGAATGGTTCCGGCTGGCTATGGAGGGCATGGCACACCGGGAGCGGGAGCGGTACCGTGACGAATGGAACCGGGCGCGATGGATGACGGCACACCTGCTGAGCATTCACAGCCGGGGGCCGGGGGACTGTCAAGCCTACCGACTTGTTTGAATGGCCGGAGGAAACGGCGGCGCGGCGGAATGAATTGAAACAATTGAGCGCGGCAATGAATGCTGACCCGCGCTTCGCAAAAGTGATAAAAGTATGAACAAAGCAATTAAGGCAACGCACTACATAATGGCCAATACGGCGGGCATTACAAGCCTCGTGCCGGCGGCTCGTATTTTCCCGGTAAGGGCGCAGCAGGGCGCGGCGTATCCGTACATCACGCACCAACTGTTAACCAACAGGCCCGACAGCGATAAGGACGGCCCGTCTAACTTCGACTTTGCGCAGGTTATGGTCAGCATTTACAGCGAGAGTATTACCGATGCGCAGACCATTGCTGAGGCTATCCGCACTGGGTTAGATCGGAAGACGCCGGGAACATTCGACGGTGTAGCGGTGGCGCAGATTGATTACGAAGGGGAGGCGCACCTGCCAGAGGATGACGCGGGCAATGACCAGGTGTATCTGATTCAGATGGAATTTACGGTTAATTACCACAGGTAAGAATGGCAGAGGGCGGCGGCATAAATAGCCTGAACATAAAGCTTACGGCTGATCCGGACGCCCTGAAGAAAGGGCTGGATACGGCTGTCAAAGCGCTGCAGACGGGCGGCGATAAGATGAAGCAGCAGACGGAAAAGATGACGTCTGCGATGGGCAAATGGAATAAGACGGCTACCG